AGATACCATAAGTATCCAGAGTTACCATCTTCAGTAGCAACCTCAACCCAACCGATTTGAGCTGTATCAGAACCAGATACTGCATATCTGTCTCTAATGATAATTGGTTTGTTACTAAATGTAGTTAACTGAGGCTGAATAGATTGACCAGTAGCACCTTGAGAAGGTCCTACAGAACCTTTTCCATATTCAGAACCGTATACAAATACTTTTAATACAGCACCTGTACCAGCAACAGCAGCGTTAACAGCAGCTCTAGTATAAGGAATTACATCAAAGTTTTGAACTCCACCAGCACCACCTTGAGCATTAGCTCCTGTAGCAGTTACAATAGCTTTTACAGTAAACGATGGATCAGCAGGATCCATGATTACCACAGTCATGTTAGGGAAAATAGTGTTCACTTGGCCAGCAGCGATAGTAAGTCTATTACCACCGTTTGCACCTACAGCAGAACAAGCTACACCATCGTAAGATATGTGTAATCTATTTTGCTCAGACCAAATTACTTGATCAGACATCATTGGCATTTCAGCGCCAACCATTCTTAAGAAGCCACCTAACGTTCTGTTTCCATAACGCTCTACCTCGGCTTCATAAATTTCCGGTAGATATTGTTGTGCGAAGTCGTTTCCTCCACCACTGTTAAAGTTTAAATAATTAGTAGTTAAAGCTTGAGTGGTTAACGAAGGTAGTAAACTTCCAAATTGAGGACTTAATACACCCATAATAATTGTTTTTAATTGTTAAATTTACTTCGTTTAATTTTAAGTTTCGAACTATCTACACCGTCTATAGCTTTGACCTTAAGACCTCCGATGAAAATATCGCCAGACGTTTGTCTAGCTTCAGTTGTTGGGTTTTTAGATCCTTCAACTACGTTTTTAATTCCATCTGATTTCCCTTGCTCATAGAAATGATTCACAATTCTGTCTATATTCTGTGCAGCATACATAGCTTTATGATAACCTCTCGTATCTTTAACGTTTCCTTCTTTGTCTAAGAACTTCTCGACGAAGTTGTTTAGATTAGATTGATTCTCAGCAACAGCATTTGGGTCTTTGACACCATATCTAAACTTCTTTTCTCCAACTTCGAAATCAAAACCTTTGAAATCATCAGAGAACATCTGAGTAGTGTTGTCAATGAATTTTTTATGCCTTTGCTCAGCTATTTCTTGTTCATTGTTGTAGCGGTTAAAGAAGTCCATAGCCTTTTTCTGTTCTTGCGTTACGCCGGGCCTCAACTTGATTTCGTCGTAATATTTTTGCTTTAAACCTTCTAAATGGTTACGTGCTTCTGCAACTGCTTCTTTTTTAGCGAGTTTCCTTTTTCTGATGTCTCGCTCTTCATCAGTGTCTTCATCATATCTAAACTCATCTTCCATAACAAATGAAATTTCTTCATCAGTAAGATGTGGTTTAGTATTTTTATAATATTCTTTTAGTAAAACATCTTCGTTAACATTAGAGTAATCAGCGTTTAATCTAACATAATCTTTAATATCACCACCAGTGTCTTGCATAAACTGAACTAGTTTTTCTACATTATCTGGTAATACAACTTTTTTAATAGGTTGTAACTCTGGTTGTTCTACTACTTCTTCTTTTTTAACTTCTTCTTCTGTTACTTCTTGGAGCGGAGAAATCCCTTCAGCAGTCTCACTGGACTTTTGTACAGATTCTCCCACCTTTGCGCTATCTCCGGATGGTTTTTCCACAGATACCTCCTTTGTTTCTCCGATTTGAATGGCATCGTCTTCTGGTTTTTTAGTTAAATCTACTTTTACTGGTTCTTCTGTTTTTACGTTTGGATCTTTTGCAAGATCAACCTTAACAGGTTCTTCTTTAGTAGCGTTAAATTTTTTCATTTTAGGTTTTGATTTCATTTTCATATCTCCACCTTCTGATTTGACTTCTTGAGTCACCTCAGGTTTTGTTGTTTCTTTTGTTTCTGACATAATATAATAATATAAAATTAGTGTTTAGTATTTACATACTTTGTTTATTTTCAAAATCTATAGGTAATAAATCATTATTTCTTTGATCTATCATTTCACTTTGTTGAGTACCCTCTAGTTTGATTCTTTTATCTTTACGATCTTCAATTAGCTGCTCTTTTTGTTTCATAGCTTCAACTTCTAATTGCTTCAACTCCATATCATACATGTGTTGTATTTCCATTTCTTTTCTCTTTATTTCAGCTTGTTGTTGAATTTTTTGTAATTCCATTTGAGCTTTAGCTTGTTCGTATTGAACATTAGCAGCGGTTAAAGCTTGTTGTTTTTGCATTTCTGCTTCAGCTCTTGCTTGATCAGCAGCAGCTTTAGCTTGTTCTTGAGCTTGAGCAACTTGCATTTGCTGCTCATTCATCATTTTTTGTTTTTGCTTACGCTTTTGTTTTAAAACATCATTAGCAAGTTTTAGGTTTTTAATTCTTCTAATATCAATAGCATCTTCTAAATCTATTCCCCCTTGCTGTATAGCCATTTGTATATTTTGTTCCAACATGGCTTTTTCTTCTTCTTCTGGTTCAAGTTCTAAATAAATACCAAAATCATGAAGAGGTAAATTCTGTATTTCAGACAAAGTAGCTACATTATAAGTAGATATAGAACTTTTTAAAGAATTTAAAGTTAAAGGATTTTTTAATGAATCCGCTACTTTTAAAGAAATATTTTCACAAGTTCTTACCGTTAACCATAAACTAGCTTGCATTACATGTCTTGTGGCTGTATTTGAAGCATTAACTGCCATTTTTTGCAACCCAACTAATGTATCTTTTTCAGGCATACTACCATCTCTAGCTTCGTTTAAACCGGTTACATCTCTTATCATTTGTAAATAATACTGATAAGTAGCTATTAAACTTTGTATTTTTCCTTGACCACTAGAAGTTTGTAATTCTTGAATAGGTACTTTACCCGGATTCATATCACCTTCCTGAGTTAAAGATCTACCTACGATACTACCAGTTTGAAAATACATGTTCAGTGCTTCAGCTGGATTGTAGTTTGTACCATTACCAAGATCTACTTCTGCAAGCCCATCCATATCTAAAAACACACCATCAGGAACTGTACGAGCAATAACTTGTTGTAGCTTTAAATGTGTTAATTGAATCATATCTGCAAAACCAGTAATTCTACTTACAATAGAATCTATACGACCTTTATACAATCTAGGAGCACAAATAGTATAACTCATTTCTACTCTTGTAGTATCAGCCATAGGTCTTGTCATATTTTCAGACAATTTCCACTCAATCAATTCATTGTTACCTATTACCTTAACACCTTTATAAAGCACTTCTATTTTTCTTTGTATTCTTTCAAAGTTATCATTAGCAGGTGGATTAAAAGTATCAGGTTTTTCTAATGCTTTTTCTAATCCTGTATCATTTTGTTTTATTTTAAAAACTTGAGTATTATAAGTTTTATATTCAAAAAATAAAACCTGAACAGTATTTTGATCATAAGTTTGCCAACCATATAGGTTCTGACTAGTATATGCTTTTGTTTGTTGTATTTTTGTTAATTGATCTTCAGTTAAATGAGGAAATTGTTTAGCTATTTCAGGAATTGTTAATGGCTTAACCTCACCTACATAATATATATCTTCAAAATGTGGATCTTCTGTGTAAGAATATATTAAATTAGCTGGATCCACGTAGTCAACTGTAACACCGTTTGCTGGATTCCAACTAGTTTTAGCACAACCAATACCTAAAGTAACTAAATCATAGTTAAATCTTTTCTTTACGTTATCAAATCTATTTTTAGCTAGTGTATTTTCTATAACTTCTTCTTCAGCAATTTCAACACTTTGCTTATAACTAAGTTGCATGTGAATTTCTAACTCATCTTTATTTTCAGGTAATTCATCTGGATTTCCATTAAACTTATTAACTCCTAGTGTTTGCTGTAAGTTATTTAAGAAAGGTTTAGCCATCATATCTGTTAAAATAGCATCCGCGTATGAAGTTCTTTTCTTTAAAGATACAGGATCTTGAGCAAAAGCTTTAATTTCATAAGTCTTATTGTTCATTCCATTTGCAACTATATCTACAAATTTAGATATAACAGGAACTGGTTTCCAATCTAAATTCATATAAGACATATCACCGTTAATAGCTAACTCATCTTTATATTTTTGAACAGGTTGTTCTCCTCTAGAATATAATCTTAAATTGTGAAACCTATTATATGAAGTAGCAAACCTAGTACCATTACCACCTTGTCTCCACCATTCACTTTCTATAGCTTGAGCTACTCTTCTTCCATAGTCTGGAGAAGCTTTCTCAGCGTCTGGTACAGTCTGGCTTGGAAAAGCGCTATTTGGATTTGCGTATGTATTCATTTATTTAATTATTTTTGATAATGTTCCTTTATTATCATATTTTTTTATACCTAAATCAATTGGTTTTCTTTTTCTTCTACTAACTGGTGCGTATCTATTCTTGTTACACGCCATTATAGCAAGACCTGAACTAATAGAAGCATCATGAGATGTTCTATTATTTATATCAAAAGAAGCCCAATCTTCTAATGTTCTTTGAAAATATAAATCTCCATAACTATCTCCATTAAAACCTATAGAGTTTTCTATATAAGACTCAATTGCCGCAGCGTGAGCTTGCTTTATATCTTCACTTGAATTAGGTATACCACCTATTTCTTTTTCTGTTACTGACAACTTGTTCCAAACCTTATCTGGTCTGTTCATTGCAAAACCTCTATATCCTCTACGTTTAAAATGATATAACAATCTAGGTTTATTATTTTCTACAAGTATAGGCATTCCATAAAATATGCAAGCCATTAATACATCTTCAAAAAATATCTCAGCAGTTTGTGGTCTAGCTATATATTCTAAAAAGAAATGATCAGCAGGAGCATCTTCCAT